GATGTCCAGAAGGCAGGTAAGACCGTAAAGCAGCAGATCGAAAGCACGGCTCCAAAGAAGACGGGAAAGTATTCCAAGAGCTGGGCGGTGAAAAAGACCAGAGAAACGTCCGATTCCATCCAGATCGTGGTGCATTCCAAACGGTACCAGCTGACACATCTTTTGGAGTTTGGCCATGCGAAACGCGGCGGTGGAAGAACAAGGGCTTTTCCTCATATCGCGCCGGCGGAGCAGGCAGGTATCGAGCAGCTGACAAGGGATATCGAGCGTGACCTGCAGAAAGGCGGTTAAAGATGGAGATATTGCTTTTGTTATTCATGATCGCCATAGGGATATCCGTGATCGGAGTTCTTTTCTATCACGGTACCCGAAGAGGCGAGGATTGCCATGGTTATCCATATAACTGCCCGACCTGCCGCCATGCTGCGGAATGCATTATCGAGATCGGGAGGAAGAAGGATGACGCATGAAGACGTAATGCAGATGCTGGCTGAGACGGAGATCCCTTTTGCGTATGACCATTTCGCAGAGGGGGAAAGTCCTGATCCGCCATTCATCTGCTTTTTATTTCCGGGTTCGGAGAACTTCGCTGCGGACAACGTGGTGTACATGGAGTTTTCCAACCTGAGCATTGAACTTTATACCGATGAAAAAGATCCGGAACTGGAAGATCGGGTTGAGGCGGTGCTGGATGCCCACGAACTGTTCTGGAACAAATCGGAGGTATGGATCGAATCAGAAAAACTATACGAAGTGCTGTACCAGATGACGGTATAGCGGAAAGAGAGGTTAATTATGCCGAGTACAAACAACAAGGTGAAGTTCGGCCTTAAGAACTGCCATTATGCGAAGGCAACACTTGATCCGGATACCAATGCCGTGACATTTGGTACGCCTGTTGCGATTCCCGGAGCTGTGAATCTGTCTCTGGATCCGGAAGGGGATACCGAGCCGTTTTATGCGGATGATATGGTGTATTACACCACAGTGGCTAATAACGGTTATTCGGGTGATCTGGAGATCACGCTGATCCCGGACAGTTTCAGGAAGGACATCCTGAAGGAAACGGAAGACAGCAATGGTGTCCTGGTGGAAGATTCCACGGTGGAGCCGGAGCATTTCGCTCTGCTTTTCGAGTTTTCCGGGGATAAGAAAAAGATCAGGCACTGTATGTATTACTGTACCGCTGCAAGACCTACGATCGAAGGAAAGACCAATGAGGATAGTAAGGAAGTACAGACCGAGAAGCTTGAGATCACGGCGACTCCGCTTCCGAACGGACTTGTGAAGGTAAAGACCGGTGCGAATACGTCAGATGCGGTTTACAACGGATGGTATTCCAATGTCTATCAGACAGAGCATGCACAGGTATCTGCGGTTCTTGCCGGGATCACGATTGGAAGCCTGCAGCTTACGCCTGCTTTTGATGCCGGTACCACTTCCTATACGGCTGAGACCGTGAATGATGAGGATGCTGTATCGGCTACTGCGGCAAGCGGAACGGCGGTCACAATTCTTGTGAACGGGGTGGCTCATACTAGCGGCAATGATGCGACCTGGGCGAGCGGAACCAATACAGTGACGGTGATCGCAAGCAAGACCGGATGCACCAGTACGGCTTATACCGTAACGGTGACAAAGAACGGACAGGGTTGATCTTAGCGGGCAGGGCTTCGGCTCTGCCCATTCTTGTGATTGGAGGAAAGAGAAATGGCACTTACAAAGACAGTGAATATTGATGGCAAGGATGTGACTTTCAGAGCATCGGCAGCCATTCCAAGAATATACAGAAACAAGTTCCATCGTGATATCTACAAGGATCTTCATGACCTTCAGAAGAGCATCGATCAGGAAGATCCGGAAGCTTCTGCTCAGGACACTTTCTCTTTGGAATTGTTTGAGGATATCAGCTATATCATGGCGAAGCATGCGGATCCGCAGGGCGTTCCCGATACGCCGGATGAATGGCTTGACCAGTTCGGGACCTTTTCCATTTATCAGGTGCTTCCTGAGATCATCGAGCTTTGGGGCTTGAATGTGCAGACGCAGGTGGAGAGTAAAAAAAACTTCGAGCGACTGACCGGGAAATGACAACGCCGCTCTTACTCCTAAGGGCGGTGCAGCTTGGTGTGCAGATCGGGGAGATGGATCTTCTGACTATCGGAACCATCAACGATATGTACACGGAAATGCAGAATGATGAGAACCAGGGATCATACAGCACTCTGGCATCTCAGGATGATATGGATCGATTCTAG